CCACACGTTTGCGCTCTCTTCACGCTCTTCGGTGAGCAGAGCTTTAGCAAGAATAGAGTAATTGACGAGGTCTTCACAGGCGTCGTCAACTGACTCGCCAGCTACTTTAAGCTCGCCGTCGTTCACGAACGATTTAATCCGCATGAGCTTATCCTGCATCCTCAACAGGAGTCCGGTTACCGGATGGAGTCCCAACGACTTCGCTGATTTGAAGTTGGCAAGAGCATCGATTGTTTCCGCACCCCCACAGTAGTCGGAGTTCTTGGCTCGCATGATGTCGAGGGTTTTCGCGCACGTCTCTTCGTGAAGCTTGAATAGTGTTTCGGGTTTCATGATTAAGGGATTATTGAGTCAGCTCTGACGAGCAGTCCATCACCTTCGGCGGGAACTAAAACACGGATGCCACTAGGCAACGCTTGCAAGTAGAATACTTCACGGGCGTTGGAAGGGTTAACCCGATACCAAAGACCACCCGCCGTGCTGACTGAAAAACGGAATTCAGAACCTTCGTCGATTCGGGTTATAAATCGGGGTCCGACTTCGGGGATTCTGTTCGGGAACATGCTACTTTTTCTTTGTTTTTGGTGTTTTATGAGGCACAACATCAGCATCAATAGTGTTATTCTTCATCGCTTTTAAGGAGCCCTTACCTTTGTCTGCCATACTGTTATTTAGAATAGAGATGTCAATCTGCATTTTACCGCCACTGCCCCCAACCCCTTTTTCGTTTAGTCCCATGTTGCGTCGTATTAGCTGATCGAGATCAGATAACTCCTTTACGGTTCGTGGACCCTTAATCGTTTTTAAGGAATCGCGAAGCAATTTGATTCCTGCGGCGGCAATGTAGTGTTGGTATTTGTCAGCTACGGTAGACTGCGACTCTGCAATTTCAGCGAGTGATATGTCTTCGTCTTCAGAAGCTTGCTTCTTGAGATCCCGAATAGCCGCGTCTGACATAGGCTCTAGTATGTCGTAAACTGTTTCGTCTACAGCACCCTCACTTTCTTTTTTGTGGATGCGCTTCAGCTCATCTTTCGGGGTGTTCTTAACCAGTCCTCTTGGGCGTGGAGGACATGAAGCTTGTTTAAACCATTTCCTAACCGTATTATAATGGACACCGTAGTGTTCCGCTACGGCAGTGTTAGACCATCCTTTCTTAACGAGGTCAAAAGCCTCCTGTAAGTTAGGGTTCACCTTAAGTTGTTCAGCAAACAAAGCCTTGTCTTTGGGTTCCATTGACATTATTTATACTTAATATGCCTAAAGAAGCAGTAGGGGGCAAGAAAATTCTTGAACCTCGCATTCATCCAGTTACTAAGAAGATGGATATTGGGGGACTCTCAATACCACCAACCAGTTTACTTACCGCACTGCTCTACGGATTCGCGCACCACCCTAAAGTTCTGGCAAGGGAATATTATTTCTGGCGTGTGTGCGACGAACTCTGGAATCACGATGGATTGCCAGAGCCTATGATGGTCCGGCATACTTGGGCAGAGCAAATGATCCGTGCTGCACTGAACGATAAGTATCTCGCTATCGGTGGCTCCGCTTCATCGGGAAAGTCACACACGATGGCAGCATGGGGTATCGTCCAATGGTTGAGCCAGCCACGAGACACGCTGGTCCTGATGACCTCAACAACGCTACGTGAAGCACGAAAAAGGATTTGGGGTTCCGTCATGTCATTGCTGTCAGTTATTGAGGGTGCGCCAATCAAGATTCGGGATTCGATTGGAAACGCGGCCTACGTTGACGAGAGAGGGGTCCTCATTGAGCGTGCAGGGCTCTCGCTGATCGCGGCGGAGAAGTCGAAGACGAGAGAGGCAATCGGCAAATTCATCGGTATTAAACAGAAGAGGGTCATCCTTATCGGCGACGAGCTGTCTGAATTGTCAGAGGCCATCCTGAATGCTGGTTTGACTAACTTGTCGAAGAACCCGTCATTCCAGATGATCGGGATGTCTAACCCGAACTCACGCTTTGATGCCTTCGGAGTCTGGTCCGAACCTAAAAGCGGGTGGGAATCCATTGACACACAAACTGCGGATGAGTGGAAAACGAAGTGGGGCGGCAAGTATATCCGACTCGACGGTGAGCGGAGTCCTAATATACTTCTAGGTGAAGTTAAGTATCCTTGGTTGCCCACCGCTGAAAAGCTGGAGGAGGATAGAATCCTTTTGGGTCCAGAATCGAGGGGCTACTTGCGAATGGTTCGAGCTATCTTCTTCGACAGCGATGAAACAACCGGAATCTACTCTGAAGCCGAGATGGTGAAGAGTGGCGCTTTGGGGGATGTCGATTGGGCGGACAAGCCTACCATCGTCGCCGGAATCGATCCAGCCTTCACCAACGGCGGAGACCGGACGATTATGTATACCGCCGAAGTTGGCTACGCTCGTAACGGTCAATACGTCTGCAAGCTAGGTGAGGCGATACACCTCAACGATGACGCGACGAACAAGGCGATTCCTCGAACATACCAAATAGTTCACCAAATCATTGACCACTGCAAGAGGCGCAATATCGCGGCCAATAACGTGGCGCTCGACTCGACCGGAGCGGGAGCGCCTTTCTGCGACGTGCTGGCTGGCGAGTGGGAGAGTTCGTTCATGAGGGTCACTTTTGGAGGCAAGGCTTCTGACAAGCGGGTCAGCATGAACAGTCAGCTAACGGGAACCGAACTCTACGTGAACCGAGTTTCAGAACTCTGGTTTGTCGGAAAAGAGTTGATGCGAACGAGGCAGCTCTACGGAATCTCATCCGATTTGGCCAAAGAGATGTGTGCCAGAAACTACGACATGGTAAAAACGGGATCGCTAAAAGTGAAGATTGAGTCGAAGCCGGAGTTCAAATCGCGCTTCGGGAGGAGTCCCGATTTAGCAGATGCCGCGTTTTTGGCCCTCGATTGCGCCCGTCAGCGCTTGGGCATGGTCGCCATCGACCCGCCTAAAGACGTTGATGGTAAAGGGTTCAGGGATCAGGTTACGATTAAAAGTCTTAGTAGCGCACTCAGCAATCCCGACACCGACTTACTCAGTTGAACAGGTGTTAATGCTGTATTCATATGGTTTGTTTATTAAAAAAGTCTATACGTGAGGGTATTAATGCTGCGTGAGTCTCAGGTGGCATTAATACCTTTTAGAGAATACTTTATTAGTAAGAGTTACAAATGCGAACGGCATTAATACCCACACGAAAAGGCTGTTGGGATTACTGTTCGTTGACAGTTGCGTTGAATTCTGGTAATTTAAGCCACGCGGCGTCCGGCACTTGGGACAACCGCAAACCTAACGGAAGTATGGCAACTATCGCAGAAAAAAAAGAGGCGCTACGGAAAGCCAAAGACGCCAAAAAGAAGGCAGAAGCGACAGCAAAGGATGACTCCACGAGTGGACTCGATCAACAGGAGGCGAAGAATGACGACAACTACGAGGTAGGTAGTGGCGAATTTGGCGCTGGAGGTGTCCCCTTTAGCGCCACTAGCGCATTCGACAAAACCACTAGTAATTTAGGCAAGTCCGCTAGTTCACTTAACCCCGAAAACACCTCTGCAATCCTGAAGGAGTCACGCCCCAATGATTTAGACACCACCGCTACTAGCCCAATTGGTAGCAGTGGGGAGAAAGGTGCAGAAGGAGCATTAGCGGTTGCCCCAGTCATAACTCCCGACGCTGTTCTTAAGGCGCAGGAAGAGATGTTTGGTCCGTCCAACCTAACAAATACGGCGACCGAGAGACTGAATAACATAGTCTTGCAAGGTAGAGAACAGTCAGGAAAGTCTCGTGCTCTATCGGATGCAAGATACCCCACAACCGACCTCCGTCCCCCTTCGGAGAGTGATTTCAGGATGCCCATTATTGATACGGAGCCCGTCGCAAAAGATTCGCCTATCTTCGATGAGAAATCAACTATGCGTCAGGATTTCTTTAAAAATCTAAAGTCTCTCTCAAGGAGAGGTAAGTTAACTCCTGAAGTGTATGGTCGAGCCAAAGAAGAGCTTGGTAAATACGAAGGTGTTTCAGGTGAAGCTTTTAAGTCAACAATGGCAAAAAGCTTAATTAGGCCCTCTAACTTTACATCGGCCCCTCCTGCCGAATCTAAAGAGGAAGCAGCGAATAATGTAGCATTCCAACGCGCCCACGGAACTGGACTTGGTGAGCGTGAGGCAAGGCAAGACCCTAAATACGTAGTAGGGGACGTCGGCTTAGGTAAAGCGAGGCATCTCAATGAGGCGACCCGCAAAAGTAGCCAGTATCGTAAAGCCGTCCGCAGGTTAGAACGCGCAGGGAAAGGAGCAGCAGCAGAAAAGATGGCTCTGATGGGGGAGATGGAGCGTATGGGGGAACCCGTAATTGACACTGACGAGCTTAGGGCGCAACGCGCAGCTATGAAATTGTCGGCAGGTGCTGAATCGAAGCAGCAGGATGAGGATGACGCAGCAGATAAAAAACGGAGGGACAATTTGATGTCATCCCTTGAACAAAGGGAGGCAGAACACGAGGCTCAGGTAGCCCGTGACCGTAAAAAAGCAGCAGATGAGGAAGAGAGAGCTGCCCGCTCAAGGGAGAAGGCGATAGCCCTCATCAAGGCCTCCCTCGAAAAAAATAAAGGAACAACTTAGAGTATGGCCATCGACTACAACCAAGACATCGCACCACTCAGGCAGCAGTATTTCCCAATGTTAATTGGTGACGCCGCATTTGACCAAGGGATGAAGTTTCGCAAAGAGGTTCTTGAGCCAATGCGAGATAGGACAATGAAGATGCGGAGCAACCGGATGGCATTGCAGCAGCAGGAATTGTCTTTTGAAAAGCAGAAGTTTGACCTCCGAAAGCAGCGTGACGACATACGTCGCGAGAGAGATTTTCTAGATACGATGCCCATGATCGAAGATCGCATGCGGGAGATACGCGAAAGTGATTTACCTGCCGTAGATAAACGGGAGGAGTTTACAAACCTCGCTATGGACAATCTCGGCGCTATAAACAATAGCTCCGCGATTAGTTCTATGTTCACCTTCCAAGACAAATTGTTGCAGAGTCGTGCTTCAGTAGAAGCGAAGGAGAAGCAGAAGGAACAAGGCTTCCGAAACACACTTGCTAATTCATACGCCCAGACGCTCTTACCCACCGGAGGATTTGACGAGGGTGTTTACAAAGGTATTATGGATGGGAGTGTTGGGGGCAGTGCAGTATCAGAAATTTTAAATATTGTTTACAAGGACACAGCCGCAGCTAGAGGCGGGGGCAAGAAGCAAGAGACCCCGTATGAAGTGGAGAATGCCGAAAAGTCACTTGAGTGGGTTCGGTCGATCAAGTTAGATGAACGGGAATCTGAAGAGGGAAACGTTGGAAATATTTCTGTTTTAAACAGGAACGATTATCGTATGTTACTCAACAGGTTACTAATCATGCAAGGCCTTGACATTACTCAAAAGAACATCACTGATTTAGAGAAAAAAGGTGGTTATTCTACTAGTAAACCAGACCTCTTACTTCAAGATGTCACGAGGCTCGCGAATGATAAAATCATGCCCTACTATAATCAAGGTGAAACAACCTTCTTGACCGAGGGTGCTGAAGGTCGGAACGAACTAGTTAAAAAAGCTTACGGACAATAATTATGCCTGAATTACAAGAGATCGACGACTGGGCTGCAGTCAATGATATTAGTGACCCTGCCGAAAAGATGGCGGGGTTTACTAATTACGTAAAAGGAGAGTTCTTTAAAGAAGGTCTTGCAGGGGAAGAACTGCGGGAGACTTTTCAGGCTATCAATGAGTCTGCGGTAGTGAGAGCCACAGAAGAAGGGGTTGACCTAGACCAACTTGGTTCCCTATTACAATCTAAACCACCTACCTTTGAAGAAAAGATGTCACTGATCGACATGGCCTTCAGTGGGATCAAAAATGAACCCGACAAGGAAGCCATACGCCAGTACAACGCGTTTTCTGCAGTTCTTCAGAAACAACCAGAGGAGTCTGGCACTCTCACTGATAAAGTAGAAGGTCTCCGCGTAATCGCAGAGGAAGCCGTAAATAATAATTACGATGATGCTGTTCAGTGGGCTCTTAACAACAGTGCAATTCCTTTTGCCCGTGTTGAGCTGTCTGATGGTAGGGTTAAATTGCAGGCAGGAGATGCTGCTATTGGCCTAACCGCTTCCGATGCCTACCAAAAATCTCTCGCTGCTGGCACAGTGACTCCTAACGATATGGAGATGATTTTCAACCTTACTCAGAAGGATGAAAATGGGTATGAGATGTTCCGCCACAACAATTTCCAAGAGTCCAACGCTTACATAACGAAAGCAGTGAAGGATTTTGAGCTTATCAAAGATGGTATTTCATCTTTGGTCAATTCCTATACGCGCACAGGTAAGAACAGCGGCACCATTGACTCTGAGCGATTAGATGTTCTGGTGACTACGCTTAGGTCAGTTGATAAGAATGCGTATGACTACTCTACGCAGGATCTAAAAGCAGTTCTTGAATATCAGATTGGTTCACAAGCAATGCTTTCAGGGACTAAAAAGTTCGACGAGGGAAACCTACAGAATAACATCAAACAATTTGGTTATGGCCATAAGGTCATGCACCGTGAGCTACTCGAAGACCCAGAGAAGTTTGCAGAGGCTATTGCTGGCTATAGTGAAAAGGATAAGGGCGAACTGCGCACGCAACGTGAATTCACGCGGGAGAGCTTGTTCACTGACTTCAGTGATGCACTAACTCGATCTCATCTTGGTGACGAATGGGCCTCTTTCTATGCAGATAGAAAAGGGAGTGCCACTGATGCAGACATCCTTGATGGCTTCATTAGTAGCACTGAGTATGATTGGAAGAACATTGCGCAGCATCTTTCTTTAGCTGTTGGTGAAGGATTTACAGATTTAGCATGGGCCATCGGAACAGTTGGCGGGAGTGAAGATGCTCGTGATCAGATGGTGGAGAACATGCGCGACCGTCAGGCACGCACAACAGTCGCACGCTTATTTGGGCATGACTTTGGGATGCCTACAGAGCTAGCTGCTACGGTAGCACCTATTATCGCAGACGTTGTTGCGACAGCGGGTATAACCGTAGTGTCTGGAGGAACGCTAGCGCCTGCAGCAGTAGCTGCTATGGGGGTAAAAAATGTGTTCAAGGCAGGTGTGAAGACAGTCGCTCGCAAGGCACTAGATGCCTCGTTGAAGAACACGGCGAAGGGAACTATTCGAGAAGTAGCACCCTCTGCGTTCTTCAAAGTATATGGCAAAATGCTTTCCAAGGAGGTAGGTAAGAGCTACACAAAAATTGCGTCATCTAAGGTTACCGGACGGACGGCCCTATTTATTTCAGCAGGCTCCCGCAGTGGCGCGATGACCTACGCAGCAGTATACGATGTGCTCTCCCGCGCACCCGAAGATGAGAGACTGAGCAAGGATGAGATCCATGAGAGGTCACTCGTTGCGGGGGCTACCGCTTTTGCAGTAACGGGATCTATAACTCTCAGCTTTAGCTTGGCGGGTAAGGGGGGCTTTGATGATTTTATCGTCCAAGGCGCGACGTCCCAGCAGGTGCGAAACGTAATCACGAGGTTAGGTAGGAAGAAACTAAGCAACAGGGCTTACCAAAAGGTGCTTACTTCAGTCCTCAAAAAAGGGGAGAAGAGGTTCGTCGAGTCAACGGGGTCAAAGATTTTAAAAGGCGCTTACCACGAGGCGCTAGAAGAAGGCACCGATGAGGGGCTCAACACGATATTGCAAGCCTCATTCACGAACGCAGACCTCTCATTTAAAGAGTTATACACCTCAGTATATATGGGTGGGCTATACGGCGGGCTCATTGGCGGTGGAATGAATATTGCGGGTTCAGGTTACCGTAAGGTGACAGGCTTAAACAAGCCTGCTGCTTCATTACTATTTGAGCAACAAGCAGAAGGGAATATCATTAAGGAAGCCGTAAAGGAGCTTAATGCTTCCGGTAGCCCCACCACTGCGGCAGAGTTTGCCAGACAGGTTAGGGAGGCACCAAATAAAGTCGCGCAGTCTAATAAGAAAAAAGCGGAGACTAAAGCAGGTGCAGCTAGTGCACCTACTGCACCTGCCGACACTACTGCACCTGCCGACACTACTGCACCTACTGACACAATAATTCCGTCCGAAGTAGAGGTTCTAGAAGAAGAGTCACGAGCTAACACTGATGAAGAAGCAGCCGACGCAGCAGCAGAAAGACAGCGGGTAATAGAAGAGGAAGACGCAGAAGAAGCAGCAGCAGATGCCGACGCTGCTGCAGAGACAGAAGCCAACGCAGCACTACAAGCTTTAGAGAGCGCCACCCCAGAGGAGATTGACGAAGCAATTGAGGAGGAGAAGGCTGAAGAGCAGGCGACTACGGTTGAGTCATTAGGTGATAGTGATAGTGGGTCTACACAAACTGTGGATGATGGCGAATCATACTTAACACCCGACCAAGTCCAGAACTTAAATAATGTCCGTAGCGGTAAATCTCAAAAGGCTCCTGACCCTATCCACAATGAATTTAGCTCCGTTGCGCAGGCAGCGGATAATCTAGCTAATGGATTCAACCTAACAAGTGGCGCTCCAGTCACTCTTGAGCGCGGTGAAAATGGCAGCGTTTTATTTATGGGGGGCCAAAGGGCTTTTGTTGTTGTTAATGTCAACGGAAGTCGCGTAGCTTTTTACCAATCTACGGGTAAAGGGGGTAAGGTTCTCCAGTCTGGTAAATGGTATCCAACAACAGGACTGGAGGAGGGCGGCGTCTGGATTAATAAGACTGACAGTGAGGGCATGGCGGCTTATTATGGAAGCCCCGTAATCGCAGAGATAGCCAGCAAGTTAGACAATGCACTCGGCAACGTAGATCGATTTGTTTTGCGAGTAGAAGACGGGAAGGTAATTAGGGACATTACAGACCAGCAAGGAACGAATGCAGGAGTGATGGGGACTCCAGAGTTCAGAGAAAGGTTGAATCCAGATGGCAGAGAGACGTTCTCAAGTGACGACGGACGCGTCCACCAAGTGATGAAAGATTTAGCTGCTGAGTTTGAGGGGGCTGCTGGCGGGAAAAGTGGGTCTACACAACAGGACGTGTTCGATTTTGGAGAGCAGAACAACTTGACGGAGGATGAACTCCAAGAAGAAGTAGAGAACGATGCCGAAGTAAATGAGACTGGTAGCCCAAGGAAGAACATTCCGGCAGCTACGAAGAAGGCGCAACAAGATAATGAAGATGCTGCCGCAGCACGCTTGGAGGAGCTACTTAAACTGGGGTACCCGATTAATGTCTCTAATAGTTCAGGTAGATATGGCATGCCCTCAGGCACCACTGAGTTCCTTAAAGGCAAGGAGGCAGAGTTTGAGGCGAAGCTTGAGGCGCAACAAAAAGATAAGGACAGCCCTTATTACATCAAGACTAAAGAGGATGTTGCCAAAGAGCACGGGGTAGATCCTGCTGAAATCGAAGAGCTTGCTTCAGGTTTTAAGCACCGCGATAAGGGGTACCTATTTACGAATGACCCGACGGCAACTGACACGCTATTAAAGAACCATAGCCCAAGAGTAGCAGAGGGCTCTGATTACAACAAAGAATTGTTTGTAGTTGAAAACGGTCGTGTCGTAGGTCTTAACAAACCAGTCTATAGCCCTAACTCCACTAAAGCGAAAGAGGTTAAGGTTGA